ATTCGTCAAGGATCACTAACTGTTCATAGCGCGGGGTCATGCCCACACAGACAAAGGCGTGGGCGCTGCCGTTGCCGCCGAAGTCGACGCCGATATAAGCGGCCATCAGAGGCGGGGCCTGCTGGATTATGTGCGCTTGCGGGTCATTGACAAAGGGCCGATAGATCGCGCCCTCCGCGGCTACCCACAGCCCCAGGATATAGCGGTCATACAGCACAGTCCCGCGGTATTCCGTTTTCAGTGCCTCCACAAAGGCCGGGGGCAGGGTCGGATTATCGTCAAGGGTGTAATGCTGCTGGTATATGTCGGCGTCGCTGTCCAGGAATTTCTTAAACCAGTGCGCCGGCCCTTCGGGGTTGCAAGCGCCGTCAAACCGTGAATAGGGCTTGTCAAGGCGGCTTTTCAGCATTTGAAAGACGCCCTCGTTCCAGGTGCCGACTTCATCCCCATAGCCATACTTGATACTGCTGCCGCGTATACGGTCAACGTGGCGGGTATTGTCAGCTCCGAGGCAATAGCACGTTTCCCCGAATAGGGTCGCCGTGTTGTCGCTGCGAATATCGGTCACGATCTTAGGGCCGTATAACTCTTGAAGCGGGGCTATTATGTTCCGCTGCAAGGTGCCCTTGGTGTTGCCCAGGATCACCACAAGGCCCGGTTTGCCCAGGCGCTGCCGTATATGGTGGGGGATCACATAGGCCACGTCCACAAAAGATTTACCGCTGCGCACAGCGCCGGTTTTGATCCCCCATCGGTGGCCGTCGCTCTCCCGGATATATTCGCGCTGTTTATCGGTGAATATCATGCTTCGGTGTTCTCCAGCTCCGCAACACGGGCGGCAAGGTCGTTTACTTCGGTCAGGCGCGCCGCGTACTCAAGTAAAGCGCGCGCCGCACTCACGCGGGCGGTGGGGCCGGTGGCGTAGTCCTGGCAAATCTCGGTCAGGGTGGACAGGGCCGGGTTAATGGCCTGCTGGGCCTGCCTGGTGGCCGCGTCCACAAGATCGTCAAAGGCGGCCCTGTATGCGGCCATAAACTCGCCGTCCCGCAAATACTTGCGGAGGGTCTTTTCGTCGATCCCCGCCGCTGCTGCTGCTGCTGCCCGCGTCGGGTTCGTCAAAAGGGCCTGCAAGGCGGCCTGTTTTTTCTGGTTCAGCATATCGCGCCCCCTGTCCCGATTTTTCCCGCTTTTTCCCGGAAAATGGCTTCTTGTTCGTTCAATCCCTGTTCAATCCTTTTCAGTCGTTCAATCTGCGCCGCCCGCCGCTGCTCCTGCTCCAGTCGCCACAATACCGCCTTTTCGGTGGTGCTGGTGTGGTCGCGGTTGAAGCTGGTAACGGTCACGCGGGCATAATATGGGGTTCGTTCGTCCAGTTCGGCTATATCGCCGCGGGCATCCGCGCGCAGGGCCTTGTCCCGTCGCAGGCTCTTTAATGCCCGCTGCTTGATCTGCCTCACGCGCTCCGTGGAGACGCCCAGGGCCGCCGCCGCTGCGCTGTAGGGCTTTTCCTCAAGGCCGCATATCCGCATTACCTCGCGTTCCTGGTGGCCTTGTAGGCGCTCCACGGCCCGCCGCACATACTGCCGCAAGTTGTCCAGGTTCAAGGCTTCATCCGTCGCCGGCAAGCTGGTGTCCTCCAGCGCGTCAAGGCCGGTCATGCCGTCCGGATCGTCGGCCAGTAAAGGGGCGTCAAGGCTCCGCGCGCCGGTGTGCGCCCTGGTTGCCCGGTAGCGGCCCGGATCGTCCTCCGTCGCCGGCTGCCATCGGTAGCCCATAGCGGTGTAAATCTCCCTGGAGATATACCAGGCTGCCCAGCTGGCCCAGCTGCGCCCTTTATCGGGGTCGTAACTTTCCGAGGCTTTCACCAGGCCGATAAATCCCGCCTGGGTCAAGTCCTCGACGGACACAGCCCGGTCAAAGGCGCAGGCCCAGGCAAACCGGCGCGCCACAAGCTGCAAAAGTCCGCGGTTCTCTTGATACAGATCTTCATACATTCGCGCCGCCTCCGCTGGATCACCTGGGCAATACCTCGCCCGCCTCTTGATATTCAAGGTACATATCATCAAAGCGGTCTTTTGCGTGCCTTACTGCTGTGTCGGCCTCCACATAGCGGTCAGTGCAGAATTTCAAGGCCTTTACATCCTCACAGGTCAGCGCGTTCCGCTTTCGCCATTTGCGTTCCAGCTTCGCGCGGATCACAGCGCCCGCGGCTACTTTGAGATCGTCGGGCCAATACTCCTGGATCGTATACTTCCCCATGCTCTACCCTTCCTTTTCGTCGGTGGTGTACCATTTTACCGGCATGACGCCCAGGGCCTTACACAGTAGCAGGGCCGCCGGCGCGTCGCGGCTGTCGCGGAGATCAACGGCAATTTCCCGTTGCCTGGTTACGATGACAAGGCGCACAGTCTTGTCCTCCAGGTCAAGGCTCGACGGCTGCCGCCGCTGCCCGTTCCTTTTCGGCCCTGCGCGCCCAATAGCTTTGATTGATCTTTCGCACTTTGTCCTTGTTGGCTGCGCGCCATTTCCGCATATACGCGGCCCTGGCGGCCCTCGCCATAGCTTCCTCCGTGTCGGCGTAATACTTATTCTTTCCGCGCATGATGTTCAACACGTCCTTTCTGTGCGTCCCGCGTTCGTTGCATCTGAAATACATCTTGTGCATATTATACCACAAACCACGACGGGACGCAACTATCTTTATATTTGTCTTTCTTCTCATGTTTCTACTTGAAATTATCTGCATAACCTTAAGTAGAAATCGGGGTGTTTCTGATCCAGTAAAAGAGGGCGCGCCCTGGTCGCTGCGCGTTCGTTTCCTGGCAGGGGTCGCAGGGGACGCAGGCCCCCGCAAGTAGAGTGACGCGCAGGGCGAAGTCACGCAGGGAGGCCCCGCCTCCCTCTACTTGCCTATCATGGAAACAAGGATCGATCTCTTATCGTATCCCCGGAAAGGGTCAAGGGAAAAACAGAAGGGTTTTCCTTGCAAGTACCGGGTAGGGGAACAAAGTGACCCATTACCCGTTACTTGCATTCTTCCCCTTTTTCGATAAAAAGAAGGTGCGGCCACACGGCCACACCTTCCCGGCTTCGCTGGTTTACATCTTCAAAATGCTGTCGGGCAATTCGTCGGGCAACACAACAAACTTTTCCTTTTCGCTGCCCTGGTACAGTTCGCAATCTTCTTCCCGTATGTTGACATATACGGGCTTCTTGCTGGTGATGTCAAAGAAGTGAAGCCGTCCTTCCTCGACTTCCACCAGTTCCAGGATATGCCCGAAACACGCCCGCATGGCTTCGTCCGCGTTGGCGACATAAAACCGGTTGTATTCCTCGCCCGCGCAGATGTAGGCCATAACCGGGTCACCTTCCCAAAACTCATGCAGGCCCTTCGGAATAGGCTCCGAAGTGATGGTAACTGTACCCCGTTTCAAATCTTCTTTCTTCGGCATAATTCTTTCGCTCCTTTCGGGGTAATATATCATAATCGGCCAGGTGGCCGTTATGGGTTATGATAGGGGATCGACTTCCTGGTGGGCGTCGGCTACCAATGCGGCCAGTTCTTTCAGCACGGCCTCACGATCCTGCTTTGACTGGCGCTTGCGCTTTGCCTGGGCTTCGGCGGCTGCCACTTCCTGAGCGGCCCGCTTTTCTTCGGCCTCGATCTCCGCGGCAAAGGTGCCGCTGTACTCGGTGAACATATCGACATGGGGATAATACTTGAAATCGACGTGCCAATCTGTCAGGCCGTAGCGGTTTTTAAGGCATACAAGCTGCACAGATCGCGGCAATTCGGCCTTTGCCTGCTTTATGCGTTCCCGCTTTTCGGTTATACGCCCGTTCGCCTCAAACAGCTTATCCTCCAGGCATGACAGCTGCAAGCCCCATACCACGTCGGCGGTGTACTCGATCCCGCCCGATTCCTTGAAACTCTCAAAGTCGACGGGGGTCAGATAGTTGGCCCGGTTCACGCTGGAGATCACCAGGACGGGCACTTGTAGCTTGCTGCTCAGTATCTTCAAAGTGCTTACTATAGCGTCTATCTCGTCGCGCCGCGTGGCCTTTTTCTGCACGGTGTTCAATATCTGCAAATAGTCCACGATCACCACGGGGCCGGTGTTGTGCTGGTTTATGTACTTCGCCACATACTCGCCCAGCTGCTCGACGGTGTACTTAAAGCCCCCTTCTATGACGTTCATCCTGTCGCCCACGGCCTGCGTATAGTCCCGGATCGCCGCCGACAAAGCGCGGCTTGTGACGCCCTGGCGAATTTTCAAGCTGCCCAGGGAGTTGTTATAATCGGCCTGGGCCGTCCGTCGTGCAAGGCTTTTGCTGGCGAGTTCAAGGCGGCTTTGTTCCAAGCTGAAATACAACACGTCGCGCCCGCTGGCGGCTATCTGATCGGCTATCTGGTGGATCAATGTAGTCTTGCCCAGGCTGGAGATCGCGCCGATAGCATACAGGCCGGGGAATATGCCGCCGTTGCTCTTTTCGTCCAGGTAGCCAAAGCCCGTACTGATCGCGCCGGTGGCTGCAAAGTTATCAATCTCCGCGGCCATTGAATTGAGTATGTAACTGCTGATCCCGTCGCCCTGCTTCGGCTGCTGCTGATCCTCCGCGGGCTTTTCTTCCTGCGTCGGTGGCGTCGGTGGCACTTCTTGTACTTCCGGGGCCTCTGTCCCGCTGCCGCCTATCGTGTCCGTCCAGTCAAGCGCCCTGTCGCCCTGGCCGGCTGCCGGTGCGAAGTCGACGCGGGCCGGGTGCAATATGTCGTTCTCAAATGTCGCCATAGCTGCGCCCAGGGTGATGTTATGCCGGCGCTGCAAATAGTCGATGATCGTCCCGGCGTTCGTCCCGGCGTGGTTGTCGCTCCAGCAATGCCAAAGGTGGTCGGTCACCTGGAAACAGTCATTGTGTCCGCATATCGGGCAGGGGTTCATATACAGCTTCGTCCCCTTCCGCACTTCGCGGCTGTTCTCGGTGCTGGAGATGTAGGCGGCCAGGTCGAACACTTCTATTTCGTCGCGCAGATCGCCGCCCTGGGCGCGCTGCTGGCCGCTGCTGGTGCGGGTGGCCTGCTGGGCCTCCGTTGCCTTTGCCGACTTCTCCGGGGCTGTGGGGGGCGCTGGCAGGGCGCGCAACGTGTCGGCGCTGGTGGCCTGCCTGCTGGCGTAGAACACACAGCCCGCGCGCCCGCCGTAGAATAACCGCGCGCTGTCTCTGATCCCGGTATCAGCACAGCCAGGGCGCGCCGCGTTGAATATCCCGGCAAAGCGCGCCGTCAGCTGGACGGCCTCGTCTCTGTCTGTCAAGGGCTGCTCCAGCACCAGGACAACACGATATTTCGGCCATGCCTCCGAATTGCTGAATGAAAAGTACATGAAACAAGGGTTGATCCCGTGGCGCTTCATCAAGGCCCGCGCCTCGTCGGGCTGCAATGGCTGCTCCAGCATGATCTTATTGCCCTGGGCGTCCTTTTCCCCGCTGTCGTTGTCAATGTCGGCGCAGATCACTTGCTGGCCCTGCCAGGTGTCGCCGGTGGTGCCGGTCATAGCTGCCGGCGTGAAGGTGTAACCGCGCTGGATCGCGCTCATAAGCTGCTCCACGGTCAAGTCCCGGATGCTCTCCGCGGCACAAAGCCGGTTGCGGATCGCGCCCACATAGGCGCTGGGCTTCTCCGCATATCCGCGCCGGTCAAGGTTTAATCTGATTGTTCCCTCAAAGGTCATTGTTCAAAGCCCCTTTCTGTGATATAATCGGGGCAGGCGCTGCCCCTGGTGGTGGTGCTGTTGGGCGCTCCGAGGCTGGCCGGCTGTGGTGCGCCCTCTTTTACTGGCCGTTTCCTGTTCCCCTGTAAAGGCTGCGCGCGGTGGCCGCTGCGCGTCTACTTGAAATTACAGGCATAACCTCAATTAGGATTTCACCCGCTTTCGTGACGATTATAGCACACGCGCCGCGTCAGCTGGGCGCGGTGTGCGTCGCTTAAAGTACTTAAAGTACTTAAGGCGCGGATGGGCCTCAAAACGCCCACGGCGCAGGGGCTTTGAAAAGTCGTTGCGCATCGATCCCCCCCATTTTGCGCATCGATCCCCCCCCTATCTGCGCATCGATCCCCCCCCATTTTCTATTTTTTCGTCGCGTTTTTCGCGGCTTCGCGGGCCTGCTGTCGTTCAATGGCTGCTTTCGTTCGCTGCGCGCGCCGTCCTTTTGCCGCGGCCCTGCTGGCGTGGGTGGGATAGGTCGAATAGTCTACCTCAATGAAGCCATTTATGAAGGTGTCATAATCCATGCTTTCGGGGTATTCGACTTTCGCCCCGTCAGCTGTATAGACTTCATAGAAGATGCTCTCCAGCGCGTCCAGGTCTGCAAAGGTCTTGCGGATGATCCTGTCCCGCACGTGTCGGTTGCCGGCCATGACGGCCTCATAGCTGGGCAGGTTGGGCGTAATGCCCACAAGGGCCTTTATCCGTATACGCTGCCGGCCTGCCTTGCCCTCGTTCAGTCGGTAATTCAAGGCGATATACCGGCCAAAGTAGAATTGATTTGTCCGAGGGTCTACCTTCCAAAGTTCGCGGGGGTAGTCCATCGGGGCCAGAGTGGTGACGTCGTTGTAAAAGTCCTGGTTATAGTTCCACCTCACGACGCCGCCCACTATGCCGGATGTACCGCCGTTCAATCGGATTATACAATTCTCCTGCCATTTCCCGTCGACTTTTGATTTGCCGCTATAATAGATCGCGCTCAATTCGGCCATCTGTTCTAAAACTTCGGCGCGAAAGTCCTTCAGACTGGCCGGGGACGTGCTTTTGCCTCTGATCCTGGCAAGGGTGGACAGGGGGATAGCTATTGACGCGCTGCTGGTGCGCCGGCACTCTTGCAGGAATATGTCATTGAGCATAAGCGCCTTTGTGGACACTTGCCCAGGCTTTCCCTTGAAGCCGGCAAGCTCGAAGATAGTATCCTGCACTTTGATCTTGCCTCGCCTGGTGTATGGGTCTATCGCCTTATCGCCGGTGTTGATCCTGGCAAGGGCGTTTGTGGTCGTGCTTTGAGGCACAAGGGCAAAGGTGGCCGTCTGATCTGCCAGGTATTCCGTAACCTGGAGATAGATATAGCCGGCATACACACAGCGCCAGTTGATCGCGTCGTCGTCGAGGGGGCCGCGTCCTTTGCCGGTGACGATCTCCACCAGGGCCGCCGTGAAGCGCTCCGCGGTCATGTCCGCATAGCGTTGTATCTGCTTCGGCGTGGGCCTCTTGTAGGCCTTCAGATAGTCAAACATGGTGGCCAGGATAGCCGGGTCAGCAGACCAGGCAGGCATGACGGGGTTGTCCTCCGTGGCGTCGGCTTCAGTCAGGCGCGTCAATTCCAGGGAGGGCAGGCCGTGTGGTCCTTTACTGGTGTCAATCCTCATGGGATAGTGCAGGGACGGCGTAACGCAGGAAAAGAAGCGCTCCGAGTACACGGCGCCCAGCTGCACCAGGTCGGTAGCGTCGGGGCCGTAGATCACGGGCAGGCGCCCCACGTCGGCGCAGTTTACCATGTCTTTGATCTCTGACAGCTGCTTGATACAGGCGTTCAAAACGCCCTGGGTGTTGTTCATGACTGATCCCCCATTACAGGCCGTTTATCAGGTCTTTGGCCTTTTGGTATATCTCCCCGTTGCGCTTGCGCTCTGCCTCTATCACGGCGTTGACATACTGGGTCATGCTCTGCCCGGATATACCGGCCATAACTTTGATAAAGTCCAGGTTGGACGGGGTAAAGGCCATGTTGATTCGGGGTAGCTTCATCCCGCGCCGGCCCTGTGTCTTAAATTCCTCTTGTGCCTCAAGTGCTGCTTGCGCTTCATCTTCGGGCTGTACCCCTTGCGGCATAACCGCGTCAAAAATGCTGGCCTGGGCCTGCTTCGTGAAGTCCTTTGCCATTGTGTTACTCTCCCTTCGCTTTGATCTCTATAGCATCCAGCAGGGCGGCAAAGTCGGCTGCTGGTTTGCTTTTCGGTGCGTACTCAAATAGGCTGCTTTGTGTCAGCTGCGCCTCACGCACGGCCACGGCCTCCCTTATCGGGGTGTCGATAAAGGGGACGCCCAAGTCCCGGCATCTGTCCCGGATCGCGTCGGCCATGTTGCGGTTGATGATGCTCCGCGGGCTGTACTTCACCAGGAACACGCCCAGCAGGGCCGCCCCCTGGTTATAGTGTCGGGCTGCCTCGACGATCTGCGCAAGCCCTCGCAGGCTCAACGGGTCGGCCTGCATGGGTATCAGAATATCCGTGGCGGCCTCCAGGGCGTTACCGAGGGCCGCGCCCAGGGTCGGCGCGCTGTCGATCACTACCAGGTCATAAGCCCCCGCAATGGGTCGAAGGGCGCGCGCAAGCTGGCCGCCCTTGTCTATGAGTGCAATATTCATGTGTCCCGGTATAATGTCCCCGTGTCGGGTGCGCTGGATCACCTGGCGGGCCGGTCTGCCCTGCGTCAGGTCATAGGCTCCAGGGCCGGCCATGTTCGCCCCCATCATAAAGGACAGGTTGCCTTGTGGGTCGAAGTCGACGCCCAGCACATGCAGGCCGCGGGCCGCTGCGCCCGTTACGATTGCGTGGGCCGTGGTGCTTTTGCCGGTGCCGCCCTTCTGGTTGGCTACTGTGATTATTCGCATCTGATCCCCTCCAAATTCTACTTAAGGTTATGTATCTAATTTCAATTAGGGGGCGCGCTGCCCCGCTGGATCGCGCCCCCTGTGGTGACATTACACCAGGCTACGCCGTGCGGCTTCTTCCTCAGCGGTCATTTCAAGCGCGGCCTTTGCATCGTGCATAGACATGGCATAGCCGAACAGATAGCAATAACGGGCAATGGCTCGAAACTGGTTCAGCGGGGCCAGTTTGCCCTTTATTCCCATTTCCCGCCGCGCCTTGGTGTAATCGTCCAGCGCGGCAATTATCAGCTCGTCCACGGCTTCGGTGTTTGCGCTTATCTGCGCGTCTACGGTCTGCACAGCTTCGTCTATTTCGGCGTCGGTGATGGTGTACGGGTTCGTCTTGGTGGTCTGGTTGCTCATGGTTCGCGCCTCCTTGCGTTCCGGGGCAGACCATGATATAATGATCCTGCCCCCGTCTTTGGTGGGTTGCCCTGGCGCTGCCGTCTCACTTGCACGTCAGGGCGCTTTTGTATCTCCAGCAGGCCGCGGGGCCTGGTGCTGGCTGCTTTACTGAATCGCCCTCAACACGGCCAGGGCTTTGTCCAGCTTGTCGGCGGGCAAGCGGTTTATGATTTCTATGGCCTCCGCTGCCGCGCTCTGTTCGGTGTCGCGCTTGAAGTAGTAATCGAATACCTGTTGTTCTGTGACGCGCTCGGCTCGTTCCTCCGCGTGTACATAGATTTCAGTCGTGGAGGGGTCGGCGTGGCGCTGGTGCTGCTGTGCCAAATAGATGTTATGGGTAGCCATATAGGCCCCCGTGCCGCTGGTGTGGCGCAGGCTGTGGGCCGTCAGGCGGTCAGAATCATAACCGGCGCTTTTCAACAGGCCCTTCAAAATGGTGCTGATCGTGGTGGAGGCAATGCGCCCGCCTTTGCTTCGGTTGCTGGTGCTGGTGAATAGGGGGCTTTTGCCCGTGGGTCGGTCTGCGCGGGCCGTCAGGTATTCGTCCAGCGCGGCTTTAACCTCTGGCGTCAGCATGACAGGGGCGTCCTTTTCGTCGTGGCCTTTGCCCTGGATGTACAGATAGGCGCGCCCGCCCAGGGTCTTTATATCCTCCACGTTCGCGCGGGTTACTTCGACGGTGCGCAGGCCGCACGTAATGCACAGCAGATAAAGGGCATACAGGCGCTTTCCCTGCTCCGTGGTGCGGTCTATGGTGGCGGCTATGGCCGGCACATCGTCGCGGCCCAGCGCGTCCTTTTTGTGCTGATCGTGGCGAATTTTCGCCCCTTTGATGTTGTCGGCCACGTTGGGGTAAAGCCCTTCGGCGGCCGTCCACTTGAAAAAGTGCTTGACGGCGCGCAGATATTGCGCCTGCGTCCCGGCTTTGTACTCGCTGCCGGTCAGATATTCCTTGTAGGCTTTCACATCGTCGCGGGTGGGCTGGGTAATGCCCTGGGCCTGCATCCAGCGCGCAAAAGCCTTGATACAGGTCACATAGCCCTTTATCGTGCTGTCCTTACAGTCGGTGTAGTCGATGAAGCGGGCGAACAGGTCGCCGGAAAAGGTGCGGGCCGGCATCACGCGCAGGCTGTGCGCGGGCTGGATCGCCATAACCGCGGCTTCGCTCATGTTTCGCGCCTCCCTTGAAATCTTATCTTTATCTTAGTATACAACAGGTGAAGGGGGCTTGTCAAGCACAATTTGCATATTATGTACTTCTTGTGCATCAAGTGCAAATAAAAGCGGCCCGCCTGCATCAAGCAAAAGCGGGCCGGGGATCACCAGGGGATTACTTCGGGCCAAAACCCCAGGCCGCCGCAAAGGCTTCGGCTGCGCCCTCTGTTTTCGCCGGCTGCGCGGCTTCGGTTCCCCAGGCTTCAAACTCTTTGTCCGCTGCGCCGCGGGCAAAATTCCGCTCAAAATCGGAATTGAAGCCGGTGCCGTCTGCCACGTTGAGGAAGTAGGTTGCGCGCTTGCGGGCCTGCTCCCATTCGTGCATCCTGGCGTCAGGGCCGGGGATGTTCCGCACATTGTACGGGGCTTTCACGACCAGGCCGCGCTCCCCCGCCTCGCGGGCGGCTTTGGTGGCTTCGGCGTTCCTGGCCTCGCCGTACTTCTTCAGCTGATCCAGCATGGTGTAATTGTCCTGGTAGCGGTCTACCATTTCGGTAAACTGTTCCGGGGTAACGCCCTGGCCCTGCAAAAGCTGGGCGTCGGCGGTCAGCTTCGCGCCGTCGATCTTGCCCCATTCCTGCGCGCCGCGGCTGCCCTCGCGGATGATCTCATTAATCCGCGCTTCGGTGGCCTCGCGGGCCTTTGCCAGTTCGCCACGGAGACGGGCTTCTTCCTTCTTCATGCTGTCGGGCTGGTAAATCTGCCGCCCTTCGGCTATCTTCTTCTCGGTCTGCTGGGCCTTGCCCAGGTAGTCCAGGATAGCGTCCTTCGTTTTCTGAATGTAGGTGTTCATTCGTTATGCTCCTCTCTGGCCGCTTCTTCGGCCTCTCGGTTGATTTGTTCGGCGCGTCCGCTGCGCTCATACTCTGCGCCGGCTTTGAAGCCATTGCCATAGCCCAGGTTATAGATCGCATTTACCGCGGCAATACATCCGCAGGCGTGGCGGTCTATATCGTCGCCGTTGGCCTCGACGCGCTGCTCTACTTCGTAGGCGTCGCGGATCGCGTTGTACAGCTGGCCCTCCAGCTGCATAGCGGCCCGGACGGCTGCCTGGAAGTCAATAAAAGCCATGTTTCCCGCCTCGATTCTCTACTTAAGGTTATAGGGGTAATTTCAAGTAGGGGCATCACGCGCCCGGATCGCGTGGGCGCTCAAGTCGGCCTCGATGCTCTCCCAGGCACGGCCCGCGGGCAGGCTCCCCCGTATTCGCTGGGCGTCGGTGAAGGGCTGCACGGGCAAGCCGGCGTCAAGCTGGGCCATGTACAGCACGGCCTCCAGCGCGTCCACGGTGCGCCGGCTGCCGTCCTGCATGGTCAGGCTATACAAGGGCAGGGGCCGCGCCCTGGCGCGCTCCAGGGCCTTTACGCGGCTGTCAAGCGTGGTCATATCGCCTTACCTCCATACATCACAGTCAATGAAGTACTGAATATCATGCTCAAAGGCATACTCCGAGGCGTCCAGCACGTCGACGCAATAGCTGCCATCGTCCAGGCGCACGTCCTGCCCTGGCTTCTTATCGTCCCATACTGCCGCCGAATAAGCGCCCAGGATGTTGGTGCAATGCTCCATGATCTTGAGACGGTGCGCGGCAAACAGGCGCACGGCGCAGTAAATGCGGTCATTTATGGGGCGCTTCATGCACTTGTAAACGGGCACGGTGTGGGCCGCCGCTGCTGCCCCTTGCAGGCCCTTAATCAGGGTTGTCTCTGCGTTGTCGGCGTAACAGTCGAGAACAGGATAGCGGGCCTTATTGCGTCGGGCAAACTCGACATAGGCCGCCTCCAGCTGTTGCGGGGTTATCTCCCCTTTGTGTACCCATTCGTCAAGGATCACTAACTGTTCATAGCGCGGGGTCATGCCCACACAGACAAAGGCGTGGGCGCTGCCGTTGCCGCCGAAGTCGACGCCGATATAAGCGGCCATCAGAGGCGGGGCCTGCTGGAGTATGTGCGCTT